TAGTATCAAAGGCAAGAACTATTTTTGAAATACTAGTTGAATTACAAAAACAATATAATCCTATTGGAGCTCCATTACAATCTCTTATTATGGTTGCAGGCTCTGATAGAGTGGTAGAATTTAGAAAATTAATTAACAAATACAATGGTGTTAAATCAAGACATGGATTTTATAGTTTTAATAATATAAAAGTAGTAAGTGCTGGACAACGAGACCCAGATGCTGAAGGTGTTACAGGGATGTCTGCATCTAAAATGAGAGCAGCAGCTGAAGATAGTGATTTTGATTCTTTTAAACAAGGAACACCATTAAATGATGTTAATGCTAAAAAATTATATTTTTCTGTTCGTAGGGCTATGGGTATCAGAGAAGAATTAGATTTAACTGATTATGAAGTATTAAGAGATTTATACTTATCAGAACAGATTTGGAATGTCGGTGAATTAATAAGAGTAAAGGGAAGTAAGGATTCTACTTATAATACATATGAAATTATTCGTAGAGGTACAAACTATGTATCTGTTATAGATGAAAGTAGAAAAGTTAGAAAGTTTTGGTTACATGATATAGAAATAGATGATGTTGCCTCTAGATTAGAAAATATTAAAAAAGGTTTTACTAAAGACCCATTAGTTGTAAAAGAACTTGAAAAGACAAAAGAAGAAACAGAATTAGATTTGAATATTAGAGATACTTTAATTGAGACATCAAATAAATCTGGTGTTCCATATGATATATTAAGAAAAGTACATCAGAATAAGAAATTATCAGAATTAGAAATCAAGATAGCAAGAGAAGAAATTAAGGAATATTGGTTAATTGGAACAGAGGAATATGATGAATATTTAAAAAAACTCACACCAGGTGAAGAAACTAATAATTGGAATGAAATTGAAGAAGATGCTGAGTATGCTGGGCGTACAGTTAAACTAAATAATCCTACAAAGGGCGATACTAAGAAATTCAAAGTATATGTTCGTAATGATAAAGGAAATATAGTGAAAGTCGAATTTGGTGACCCGAATATGGAAATCAAACGAGATGACCCTAAAAGATTAAAAGCGTTTAGAGCAAGATTTGGTTGTGATAAAGACCCAGGCCCTAAATGGAAAGCCAAATATTGGGCATGTAAATTTTGGGAAAAAGGTAAAACTGTAACGGATTTAATGAAAGGATAATAGAATGAGAAGTGGAAAAAACATAATAAAACAAGTAAGAGAAAGAGAACTTACTGATAAAGAATTAAAAAGACGCGAAGAAATCGCTAAGGATTTACCTGACGCCGATTTCAAGAAAAGATATGGTGCTGCTTGGAAAGGTATTAAGATGGCAACTGCCACTAATATGGCCAAGAAAGAAGAAGTTGATTTAGAAGAAGCTACAATGATAGCAGATATTACGAATGATAACCCAAAAACGAGGCGTGCCTACACCAAATCAGAGTTTAAAAAAGAAGTACAAAAATCTGGTATTAAAGTTAAGAGAATAAGTCCTAGTAGAAAAGCCTTTGGCGGTGATTGGGAAGTAGAGTTTGAAGGTAGTGAACGCAACTTAATTGCATATGCTGATGAACATTTAGGTTTTGAAGGTAGTACATTTAGTGATTTGAAAAAACATTTAGCTGATGAAGTTGATTTAGAAGAAACAGATATCAAAATGACCGACCAAGTATTTGATTCTGGTAAACAGTTTAAAGATTTTTTCAAGTTTATGAAAAGTAAATTTAGATTATCTTTGAAAGGAAAGGTTACACCTGGTGAAAATGGTGATGATTTCACACTATCAGGTTCAGATACTAATATAATAAAATATTTAAGATATCTAGATGATGGTGGAACTTTATATCTTCAAATGTACAAGAAAAAAGGTAATGTATATGTAGGTGAAGAAGTTGATTTAGAAAAAAAGTTAAATGACAATGTTGAAGAAACTCTAGATAAAATTAGAGAAGCAAATGTTCAGAAAGGAAGAACTATGAGAAGTATCCTTGCTGACATTTGGAATGTGAAAGAAGGTAAAAATCCATTCGAAAAAGTGAAAAAGGAAGATTCATCTAAAAAAACTCTAACAGGGAAGAAACCAACAGCTGTTGAAATTGAACCTAAAATAGAATGAATGAAAAATTTAAGAGAACTTTTAAAGGTAAATGAAGAACCTTTACCTAGATTATATTGTGACATGGACCAAGTTCTTGTTAATTTCTTAGGTGGTACAAAAAAAATAACAGGTCAAGACTTCGAGAGAATGAATAGGGATACCCGTTGGAAGACTATTAGTAATGTTAAAGGATTTTGGGAAAACTTAGAATGGATGCCTGGGGCCAAAAGACTATATCAAAGAATATCAAAATACGACCCTCACATTTTATCGGCTTTTACACCAAAAGATAGTCGTTCTAGAAATGGAAAGATTAAGTGGGTTTTGAAGAATACTAGGGTTCCAAAGTCACATATAATAATAGTAAAACGGGCCGAGAAACAGGCCTATTCGACCCATAATGGAGAGTTTTCTGTATTAATTGATGACTACATTAAAAACATCAGAGAATGGGAAAATAAGGGGGGTGTAGGAATACATCATACTGATGTCAATAAGACACTTAAAGAATTGACAAATTTAGGATACAAATAATTATAAATACACATAACAACGAATTATTAAGGAAATATATTTTTAGGAGATAACAAAATGGCACTATGGGGAAAATCAACAACTGCCGAAGGTAGACCTAAGTTCTTACCAGTAGATTCCAATGCAGCTGGTAGTTCGGGTGCTAGAGAACACGCTATTGTTCAACCTGCTGGTTGGGCATTAAAATCTGGTCTTGCTGCCTCAGGTAATGATAACAAAGCTGCTGACCCAGAAATATTAGTTTGTATAAGCAACTTATCTAATGTTTTCGGAAATGCAAACATACTAGGAATAGACTTTACAGCTGGCGAATACGCTGATGCTGCTACATTTGATGTTACATTAACATTTGATGAAGAAATTACAGTTACATCTGCTACAAGGTCTGCTGACCAAGTAGTAACAAACAAAATGTACTTATTACTAAACAGACTAGGTGCAACAGATATGGTAGCAGACAATACGATTGCTGCTCAGTATTATTCTGGTTCTGGTACTAACCAAATAGTATTCAGAGGTTTATTAGCTGCTGCTGCTGCTGGTTATATTGGTTGGTCTAACACAATGGTCAACTTTAACGGTTCAGCTGCTGCTCTTGATAATGATAGTCACGATATCCGTTCATTAAGAATAAACGCAACAGACAGTTCAGCTACTGATGCAAATGACAGAATTGTATTAAATAGTACAAGTGGTGCATCTACAAATGCTGGCGATTCTGTAATGTTAGAACAAATAGATATTACACTTGAAGGTGTAGATTCTGAAACAGATGTTCGTTCTGAAACTAAAACTGGTGATGATTCAGAAGTAGTAATGTTACTAGAAGCTGGTGCACAAGAAACTGGTGCAGATAAAATTATCATGAATGGAACAGATGGTTCATCAACAAATGCTAATGACAACATTCTTGTTGAAGCTAGAACGAGTGATATTGCTTGTTATACACAAGCAGGGTCAACTTCAGGTACTGGTTTAGTATTTAATGCTGTAACAACCACATAATTAAGATAATTATCGAGGGAACTTAATCATTCCCTCGAATATCTTGTATAAATAGTTTAAATAATTGGAGTATATTATGAAAGAAATTGATAAAGATAATTTAGAAGAAAAGATTAAAATTCTAGATGAAGACATACAGAAAGTTAATGAACTTTTAGTCAAACTAGAAAAAGATAAATCTAACGCAATTGCGACTATGAATGCTCTACAAGGAGCAAAGTCACAATGCGTTACTTTAATAAAAGAATTACATAATGATGAAGACCAGTCAAATGGTTCTAGTGATGATAGTTAATTACTATCAGTAACATTCCCCTAATACATACGGGGTTTATATAAACCGAGTCTTCGGACTCATAAACGGAGAAGCCAAATGGCAGATAAAAAAATAACAGCACTTACTGATTTAAGCACAGGAGTTGCTGGTGCAGACTTACTACATGTTGTAGATGACCCAACTGGGACACCTATTAACAAGAAAGTATCTGTAACAAACTTTATCAACAATTTACCATCGTTTATCGGTTTCAGTAACTCAACAGAAGATATATCTTCTGCTACTCAAACTGCTATCTCTGTTGCAACAGCTATTACATTCCTTGAAACAACAGGTACAAATGCTGCTACAACATTAGCTGATGGTACAATTACAGGTCAAATCAAGATTATCATTCATGACACAGCTGGAGGTACATCTGAGATGACACCTGCTGATGTTACGGGTTTTGTTGATGCTGACTTTGTTACTGTTGGTGACACAGCAACACTAATGTGGACAGGTACCTCATGGGTATGTCTAGCATCAGCCGCTGCTGCTAATGACACTGGTGTTTGTGAACAAGCATCTGACTAATAACTAATATTAGTTAATAGTAACAACAATGGATTTGGGGGGGTTTATCCCCCCCAGATTTTAAAAAGGAAAGAATTATGAAAACATTTAAAAAATTTATGAACGAGGCTACTGGTTTCCCAACAGCATTGCCTGTTGAGGGCCCAAACAATTTAGCAGGAGAAGTTACAGACACACTAGGTTCAGATGTATTTAATTCACAGAATTTAAAAAGAATAAATTCAATCATAGGTACTATTGGTAATATGGAATATCTTATCCCTGAACATGCTGTTGAAAGATTAAGAAATTCATTAACCAAAATTAATATAACATTTCCTAAAACACCTAAAATGGAAGAAAAAAGTGGTTCTTTTGAGTTACCATTAACTTTATTTGGTGGAAGATATGGGAAAACGGGAATGGAAAAACCTGGTGAAGTGGTAAATGATGATGGTATCTCTCACATGGTTGAAGGTGGATTGGCACTTAAACTAAGATATGAAATGATGCCAAATAATAATTCTTGTAGAATATTCGCAAAGATTGAGTAATTAAAAATGTATGAAAAGATAACACCTCAAAATGTTATCATGTACGCAATTAGAAATTACGACAACCCACAATGCGAAGGTGAAAAAGAATTTGAGGATGATTTAAAAAGATTTAAGTATATTAAAAGACTTTTAAGAAGATACTATGATACTGGTGTTTTAAAAGAAAGGCTCTTACTAAATCATTTAATTGTTTTAACTAATGTTTTTAGTACCGAAGCAGCAACTACACTATTACTCTATAAAATCCAACCATCCTATTGGCCCGCATTAAAGTCATTTTTATTATTCCTAAATACTATAAAAGAAGAAGAACTTACAGAAATAGAACATGATAATAGTGTTCTAGACATATTAGGAAAAGTATAATGGGTAGTGCAATAGATTTATTTGTAACATATAGATTTCTCAAATTACTAACACAATCATTTGAGAAAACTGATGCCTATAAGTTAGGAATAATAGACAAAAAAGGACATAGAATTTTAAAACCTAAATCCACTAAACCAGCAGTAGAACTTGCCACATCTGCTCAAAGAAATTCCTATACAATACTACACAAACTAGTCTTCAATATCAAGAAATTATTCAATAAAGTACCAGGTCTAAGAACAAAAATTGGTACATACGCAGCTGCGTTATTCCTATTAAAAGACACATTCAAAGAATCAGTGGTAAACCCAGATATGTTCGAACAAGAATTTGTTAAGTTTCTACAAGAAAATAACATAGAATTTGATAATGCGATATCAGAAGAAGTGAGAGGATTTGGAGAGGTTTTACCTAAAG